AACATTCTTCTACCTTTAGCAGCAAGTTTCTGAGCTTGTTGTCTTGTACTAGGTGCAGCTTCACCCCAAGCTCTAGCTGCCAAAGCTAATCTTGTTGGTCGCCCTTTCTTATCCTTCATTGGACCTCTAGGGTTTGTATAAAATCTTGTAAGAAAGCTACCTTTTCTTCTTTTCTTTTCAGGTGTATTTGCTTTTCCTTTTACACCCGGTTTTAGATTAGCACCTTCTTTTCTCTTAAAATATTTACGACCTGCTGCAGTTAAACCACCTTTAGGGTTCTTAACTTTTTTACCTTTATATTTTTGTTTCAGAATATTTAAATATATATTATTCTTCCTCATAGAGTTCCTCCTCATTATCATCAGGCTCCCTCATGTTATTACCTGTTGGATCATAACTTATCTTATTAGTTGCATTAGATGCTAGTGGTCTAAAAGTTGCCTTCTCAACATGCCTCACTCCAGTTGCTCCAACATCTGCTACATAATCTATTCCTCCATCTATAAACCATATCTTAGTTCCATCACCATTGGAACTTTTTACCATAGGAGACTGGTAACCTTTATCAGCTAAATCCTCTATCCATGTTTTTGCAAATTTAGCTTCGTAATATTTAGGTCTTGGTCTCATATGAGGAGGTATCTTGTCTAATCCTAAGTCTCTATCTTCGGCTTTATCTTTCCGGTTTTCACCATATGTATCTAAGTCTTTCTCTTTTTTTCTAGTAGGATCAAATTCTCTACCATCATATGCTTTTTTAATAATACTGTCTGGTGGATCACCCAAGTTTATTTTATCCAAACCAGTCACTTCTTTAATGAAGGCTTTATATTCTTTAGAAATTCTATTATTTTCACTATCAACTTGATCCATGATTTTAACGATTTTACCATCTTTATTCTTGTGTTGAAACACTTGTGGGTCAATATAACTAGCTATTGTAGTTTTAGGATCTAGTACGTTCTGATCTCCTGCTCTATGATTTAATTGTTTAGCAGCTCTTAAACCTACCCTATTTCTAAAATCTTGCCAGTCTTTTGCTGTAGTAATAGGAAGTTTGCCTTGTTCATTTATTATTTTAGTCACACCGGGTTGGTTCATAAAGGTGTTCATATCTTCTAATGCTAAATCAGTTGCAACAGCGTGTCTAAAGTTATGGTTGATTATATTATTACTTTCGTGAATATTCATAACTCCGTTGTGCCATTTTTGTATATCACTTTCTTTATAAAATTTTCCATCTTCTCTTTCAAATAAAAAACTTTTACCAGCTTTTGCTTGTGTGTCTTTTAATTTAGTTATTGCTTTTGCTAAAGTAGCATCATTAAATTTACCAATTTGTATAGTTCCTTTTTTGCCCGGAAACTCGTAAGATACTTCATCACCTTTTACTGTCACATGATTTACTTTTAAAGAAGATGCTCCAAAAGATTTAGCATCTTGTCCATCTTTCTCTGCTTCTTTACTATCAGTTGAATTACCAACTCTTATTCCAGTCTTCCACATTAAACCAGTAACCACTGCTCTAGGATCTGGAGTGTCAGATTTATATTCTTTCTCTAGCCTATCATTCAATACATCTTTCTTAAGATATAAAGCTCTAAGTTGTCCACGTTTTTCACGCCACTTGATATCTTTCATTTGATCATCATGATAACCCTCTCCTAATTCTTTTTTAGATTTTCCAAATTCATCTGGCTTTGGGTTAGTTGATGTACCCTTCATTGAATAAACTGCCCAAGGGTCATGACTAATATGTAGATTATCTAGATAATGTGTTTTAATACCTGATTCTAATTCTTTACCTTGTTTACCTTCTCCAGTGAAATGTAAATGTTTTCCATGTGCATCATCTTTAGGGTGTGGTAATTTAAGTGTATGTTTATACATTAACTCACCATCTTTATTCTTTTTATGCTCTCCAGTTTTTGCATCTAGATGAGGAGTCTTAAATTTTTCAAATAATTCTTTTCCACTATTAGTTCCGTGATGATGCTTTAGACTAATCATACCTACATACGGTGAACTTGGATCTTTAACCATCTTATCTTCAAAACCTTTTTTACACCAATATGTTCTCCTTATACCATTCTTATCTGTAATAGGGATAGGTACTAATCCCATAGCTAATCTTTCTTGTTTCCATTTATTATTATGTAAATCAGCAGCTGCTTGATCAGTTACTGCTCCTGTATCAGACCATTTTAATCCATCAGGACCTTCTTTATGATCAGCAAAAGCATCACTTGTTACATCTCTATCAGCTCCCTCTTGTTTCAAAAGTCCTAGCCATCCTTTTAATAAGCTATTAGATTTTTGAGTAAATGTAGAATGATATTGTCTAGCTCTGTTGATAGCTCCTTTTTTATCGGATTGTTTTAATTCACCTTCTATTACAAGTTGATTTAAGAAATCTTTTATTTTACCTATTCTTTCACCACCACCTTTTCTATTAGGCACAATATCTAACTCATCCATAATTTCTTTACCAGTTAACGGAGATAAATTTACTCTATCATCTTCAACATCTATCGGATCTAGTTTATCAATTCTGTCTTGGAAAGATACAATGTGATCAGTATTAGCATTTACATTACCTTCTTTACCGACTTCGTGAGCAGTTGCTACATAATTAAGTTTATTTAGATCATCTCTTAATTTTAATTGCACTCTTCTATGATCACCTTCTGTCTTTGCAGTCTTAGGTGATGTATGATGCTGTACTAATTTTCTAACAAGATCTACCATATCAGAAGGGAATCTTAAGTTATTTAAACTTTCTTCTACAATCTGAGCTCCTATATTCTCATAATTTTTAAAGTCGCTATTATTCTCATTTGCTGCAGAAGGTTTTCCTACATTATGATATAATATACCTAATCTAGTTGCTAAGTCAGGATATTTTTTATCTTTAGGTAAATGATGTTCTAATGATTTTAATGTATGATTCCAAGTATCGTAGTCATGCCCTTCTAAATTTTGCACAAATCCTACAGTTCTTTGTAAAGCTGGGTCAATATATTTTAATAAATCATTTTCTTTTAAAAATTTTAATGCAGATACTGGATCTTTAGAGTACATAATTCTACCAAATTCCATACCTATTCTTTCTTTCGGCATATCAGCTAGTAAATCTTTTTGTTTTTTCAGACTGTCTGTTAAAGAACTATCAGCTTTAAGATTTAGATCTCCAATGAATCTAGCTGCTCTTAACATTCTAATAGGATCTTCACTAAAAACTTTATCACTATCGCCTTTTGGAGATTTTAAAACGCCATTTTTTAAATCTTGTCTGCCACCAAAAGGATCTATTATTTCACCATCTGGTCTTTGTGCCATAGCATTTATAGTAAAATCTCTTCTAACTAATTCAGTTTCTATATCACCATCTACACTAATAATATCTATGAGTTGATTCTCTCCTAAATTAGCTGTAACTAGATTAGGTAGGTTTTTACCTCCTTGATAAAATTTAGTATCAGATGTTTTTAATTTAGTTTCTATATCCTCTTTAGGTTTGAATGTAATTACATCTATATCTTTAGGAGCTTTACCTAATATAGTATCTCTTACAGAACCACCTACTAAATATACAGGGACCTGTGCATCAAAGTCTTTAAGCCAATCGTTAACAAAGTCAGGGACTTCAGGCTTAACATAAACTGTAGTTAATCTTTGATAAGTTTGACCTTGCTTTGGGCGGACTGTTTCAGAAACTTTTTTAGGTATCAATCCTTCTCTTCCTTGTTTCTCAAAAAACATAATTATCCTTTATTCGTGTTCGTAATCTTCTGGGACTGGATCAGTTGAATCTTCCTCTTCATCTTCTAACTCTACAGCTTTAGGATTATGGCTTAGAAGATCATCTAAGTTTTCAAACATGGTATATTTACCTTTTTCTAAACTCTTTTCAACATCTTCTCCTTCGCCTGTAGGTTCTTCATTAGCTCCTTCTTGGAGAGCCGCTTGCATCTGAGCCATTTCAGATTGTTGTTTAGCTTGTTCAATCTGTTGTTGCTGTTGTTCTAACTGCATAGCTTGTTGTTCACCTTGCATCTTAGCAGTTGGAACTGGTTCACCACTTATTACGAAGTCAATTTCTAGCATGTCAGTTTCATCTTTCTCTTTTAATTCAACAGTGAATCCTAATTGACTTAATTGACTTGCCATAGCTACTTTTTGTTGAGTGTGAGAGATTATAGTTGCATCTGCCTTTTCTTCAGGTCTAGGTAATTCTATCTCATAATCAGTTACACCAAATGCTTTTAACAATTCTGGGAATACTTTTTCATGGAATAATCTTTGATCTGATTCTACCACTCTACTCATCACTGTTAAGTTCTGTGTAGTTGCTGACATTCCACCAAATGCTTCAGGTGTTCCTTGCCATGTAGGAGATACTCCCCACATAGATGCAATTCTTTCTCTTATTTCTTGTTTTACTGGTAAGTAATCCATCTCTTGTAATGTGTGGAACAATCTTACCATGTCAACTCTACCTCTATTGTTTCTTGATGATACTGCTACCATAGGTATAAAGTTAGGATCAAGTCTTGTTTGAGCCGCTATATGTGCTCTTTCCCTTCTTAAACTTTCAGGATCATCAGTAGTTACCATGATCATAGAAGCAGGCATCTTTCTTTCAAAGAAGTATCGGTATAAGTTTTTATCCATACCTATAAGTGTTAGAGCTTTTTCAAATACTGTTAATATAGGTGACCATCCATAAGTTTCAGATGGTGAGAACTTAGATAGATGTATTACTTCTGAATCTGCTAAGTACATGTGTTGGTTTCTGTGGTAATACTTGTACATTGCAGGTATTCTCTTGTAACCTTTTTTAGAGTTACCCGGTTCTTCAGCTACATCAGTTCTGTCTATAGGACAAATAAAATGTGCATTTTTAGGTAGACCTGCCGCATCTAAGTCAAATTCTACTAGAGCAGGGTTCAACCTTCTGATTTCTTTTACTTTTGCACCTAGTTTACCATTAGGTAGTTCTTCATACTCTTTTGCTAAATACAAAAAGGCATCATCAATAGAGTTTAAATCATAGTGAAATTGTCTTAAAACTTCTTCAAGACTTTGGTCAAATACGTTTGAATCAGTGAGGAACTTAGTAAATCTTACTAATTGTGATTTATCAGGATCTTTTACTTTAGGTTTTATCTTCATACCACGTCTAAATACTTCACCTGTGATATGTGTCAACGGACCTCGTATTTCTTGTACAGAATAAGTAATAGTCTGTAAATCCATTACAAGTTGTTGACGATATGCCATCTGATGTCTGACCCATGTGTTTACAACATGATCAAGACCGATAGTCGGAGCTTGTCCGGTATCACCTGCTGCTTTTGACAACTGCAACATGTTAATTTGTTCGTTTAAACTAGCAATTGTTTTAGCAACCTCTGGAACATCTGGAAGAAATTCTGATAGTTTTGCCATAATTATTTATCCTCACTTATTTTTTCTACATCAGCCATACCTGCAAGATTTATAATAGCTTGAATAGCTCTATCCTTTATCGCATAATTTTCTGAGTATTGAGGTTTTTTTGGTTCCTCTTTATATTTTACTACATTTTGCTCCATTTTCGACAGTTTTTCGTGTAATTCTTGATTTTCACGCTCTAATGCAAGTAAATCTTCATCATTTACTTCACCACCGCCTAAAGAAGCATTTTCTAACACACCTAAACGAGTTGCTTCCTTAATCAATGCAATAAATGCAGCTTCTGTTATAATAGATACTGCAGCACTATCATCTGGAATATCATCCTCAGAATCAAAATCCTTTAATGCTGGGCTCCATGTATCTAGTATTCTCCATGTTTTAGTTGCATCATCTTTGATTGCAACATACTGTATATCTCTGTCTCTTAATAAACTTCCAATAGCCATAATTGACCTCCTGTTTTCTATACTTTACTCTATTATATCATATTTGACGTAGCTTTGTCAAGTATTATCTGAGTCCTTTTACATAATTTAAGAGTTTGCTAATTGCTCCAACTCTACTTGCTACTTTTTTTGAATATTTAGCACGACTACCTACACCACCAGCTTTTCGTTTTTTACGATTAGTAGCAGCTTTTTGTGACGCAGTTAGACCCTGACGTACTTTTTTAGGTAAATATCTACCTCTTTTACTTTTAGGTTTCTTTTTATCTCTAGCAGTAACGTAATCCCAATCTTGATCAGTCCATCTGCTAAGAGATCTTTGTCCTTCAGTCTTAGCCATTATTTCTTCCTATATCCTCCACCAGCTTTCTTATATCTTTGTGCAAGTAATTGTGCTTTCCTAGCAGACCATTGTCCGGGAGCACCACCTTTACTACCAGCTTTGATAGCAGCGAACTGCCTTTTTCTCATAGCAGGCTTAGTGTAATTACCAGCTTGATTAACTGATGATTTCTTCTTTTTTGCTTTCTCTATTATATTAGTAAAAATACTAAAGGTTCTATTAAGCGACATGGCACATACTCCATCCACAGACTTTACAAGTTTCACAGCCAGACTCCATAACTATGTTAGGAGACTCGCAACACTCAGGTGTTGATTCTGGTGTCTCAACCATATCAAAGAAACTCATTTGTTCTGTACTATCGTTTTCTTCTTTTTCTTCAGTTCCTTTTACCAAGACTTCAATCTGTCTG